GCCTCTTGTAAAAACTTCGTAAATTCTCTCGATGAGCATGATCCTAGACGGAGAAATTGGGAGTGTGTTTTTGAGATTTCCCCCCGCGTTTTACTCGTCCACATATGGCAAAGGAGGTTCATCCAAATACCCTTAGAGCAAGGGCTTGCACTTTGAAGTTCGGTGTCACCTAACCAGTCTTTAAAATACCATTGATCCGCAGGCGCCTTCCCCATTACTATTTCCCCTTCCCGATTATGTGATTCATCGAACCATCGTAATTGTCTGATAAGTCACAGGTAGGGCAGCCGTCCTTGATTCCCAAACGTGTCTCATCACCATCCATACCAACCAATGCCCAACATCCCATGGTGCCTATTAGTTCCTTTGGATAGTGGCACCAACTCGGCTGTTTAAAGCGCTTCATCGCATATCCCCATGTACGTTTCTCGCCTATAAGAACCCGTACTTCTTCCTTGGATAACTCATGGTAAAAGCGTTTATCAGCCATCTATCCTCCTAAGCTCGTACACCCATGCCCACAGGCTGCTCTCCCAGGGGTGTTTTTTTGCGTAGATTGAGTCCCAAAACTCAGCATAAACTTTCCATGGGTCAGGATATTCTTTTACGCTGTCAGGATTCCATCTAGGCACCACAACCCCTTCTGCCCTTATATCTTCCTCACTTATTTCTTGAAGCTGTTCTACCCTCACCCCCGTCACTTCTAGCCATAGCCGTGCTATACATTTTGGCATATGGATTGATGCGCGCCATTTATACCCGTCTGCTGGTTTTCCCGATCCATCAGCCTTATAAACCACACTACCCATTACACCGACACTCACAGCCCATGTCTCCTTCACCCATAGACGATCACCTACTTGGTAGGGAGATCTTGCCTCAAACCGGCACCCATCGTTATCCTGCCATACGGCACAAGACCCGATTAAGATAGGCTGTATTTCATCTAGGTGATCTGGAGGCTGCGGATTAATCGGCCTTCTCGTCTGTGTCTTTCTGCTATCAAGGGTAGCCCTCACCATTTCACCGTTAAATATCATCCCTTTGTCAGCCATCTATTCACCCCCATTGGTATAAACGTTTCAAATTGGGTTTTAGCCGCACGTCCATAAATGTTTGCAGTGTTGTCACTAGGTCGTGGATTTTCTCTGGTGATGGCTCGGGAAGTCTTGTTTTTTTACTGTCTGCTCCGATAGTCACAAAGTCGGGCGAAATATGTGTGATGATCTCTATAAGGGTGTTTATGTCAAAATCAAGGATTGGCTCGATACTAATAAAAATCTGTGGCTTGCCAAGACAGTGACCACATAAATGGCGAAGGTCTGAAACGCGGACGGCAATGCAAGGGGCTTGTGATATCTCATAATCTCGATTTGATTCTAACGTCACACCCAATACATAGTCACCCTCGTGGACCCATCCGGTAAATCCGTATGGATTTTTTGTTTGAAATACATAGTGGTTCCCGCTGTTCTCGACAATGCGCATCATTACCTCGTTTATCCATATCCTCGGTACTTCATCCGCCCACATATCCGTGCTACTCCCAACAAATATCGTTCGGTCACTACCCAGGTCGTCATTCAGGGCTTTTCCATCAAGCCTTAACTCTCCCACCGGCTTATGCCGCATGTAACAATACGTGCATTGGTGCGGGCACCTACCTTTAATTGGATTCCAGGTGTGCGTTATCCACGGGTACATATTGCCCTTGCTTTTATTTAGTGCCATCTATTCTCTCCCCTCATGGCCCTATCATCTGATGGTAGAATACCGCCCCGAGCACAGCCAGTGCCCATAGCGCGAGGATTATTATGCGGACGATGTGTTTCATCTATTGCCACCGATATGGTATTTGGGGGCGCTTCTCTGTATAAAAGACATGCAAGCCGTCTTTGTCCGCCTTCAAAACTGTGTCATACCCAAGCTTTCCCCCGGCCTGCACATGGTAATAAAGATCGAGCAGGGCATAACCATCCCCGTTTTCGAGAACTTTTTTAGAATAAAACCACCCAATATCTATCGTTTTTGGATGTTGTACCTTCAAACAAAATTTCTTTACATCATCTAACAGCCGTTGGTATGGATTGATTGTTTTCATCTACGTCATCCTGTATTTTTATCGTTTTGGCCCCTAAATATGACTACTGCTCCGCCACTCCCCGCTCAATATTTTGGCTTTCTTTCCTTTACAAATTGTGCCTCAACCTCTCTCCATAAAGCAATAGTTTCTCTTTTTAATTTTCGTATCATCAAATTTTCGTATTCAACCATGCTGATTGCATCATCAATGGATCTTCCTAATTTCAAATCACCAATAACAAATTCAGAATGCTTTCTTATCTGCTTAATGAACTTTAGATTTTGTCGTATATCATCAATTCCATAATCAAAAATAATTGATATAGGGGCAGAATGGTATGGTACCCACACAGATGATTTGTAAACATGCACGAATACGTCTATACCAATAACCCTTTTTAGTTCTTTCCCCCCAATCATTCTTGTTCTTTTTATTTTTGTAGGGTTGCTGCACTGAAGACGTAAAGAGGAATAGAAACCAATCCCAAGTCCCCCAGGACTACCTTGTTTTTGTTCATATCGACCAGCATCAATTATTGTTCGAACTTGGTTTGAGCATACCATCAAAAAGTTTTTCTTAGTAATGGCCCGACAAGTTTTCCGTAATTCTTCACTGAATTCTTTTGCCCTTCTCATCCCATATTGGTCTTTATCATCCAACTCCATTTCAGTGGATAGTGCAGCAAGGGAATCGGTAAAAATACCATGTACCTTATCTTCTGGTTTTGGGTTCCATGCTCGTACTGGTTTAAATACTTCTGGCACTGTATTTGGATTTTCATATTCAATCGTATCTACATCCAGATTAAATAACCTTGCAAATTGTTTATTAAGACGAGCCTCTGGATCCTTAAACATTATTTGTCCGCCCTGTTTTTGGACTCGGCCTGCAATTTCACTTAGGAGAACAGTTTTTCCTGATCCACTGGGGCCAAATATCTCTACCAAAATCCCACTAGGAATCCCTCCATGTCTAAAACGTCCCCCAGAAATTGCTAAATCAAGCAAGGTAGAGCCTGTGCTAATAGTGATAGTACCACCATCATATTCCAAGGTGGGTTTTACTTTTAGCTTCACATGGTTTTTAACTTGAGTACTTAATTTACTGTTTTTAGTCCTCTTCATATTTTATCTCTATGATTTATGTAAATAATCTATATATCCATTGATACCAATACAGCATTAACTCCTGTTCCTGATTCTTTAAAACAGCCTTCTGGTAGACGTTCTGTGTAACCATTATGCTGATGTATTAAATCCCTAAATTCTACTGTTTTTTTATTTTTTCTAAACAGAATACTGGCCGACATAATTGCAACCAATCTTCCCCCAGGCATGAGAAAATTAAGGGCATGGGAAACATGATCAATATCTTGTTGACGTTCGAATGGAGGGTTCATTACCACACGATGGTATATAGGGGATGGTTCTACTGCAAGAAAATTCGCCTGCTGTGCCTGGTAGCCTTTTTTCTCAAGTATTGCCACGTTGTCTGATAAAAGTTCTATACAATCAATTCTACAATCTTTTGGGATAAGATCTGCAATCCCACCTTGTCCAGCAGATGGTTCTAATACCGACATATCACGTTCTATTTTTGCCAATTCGATCAGTTTTATTGATATAGTTGCCGGTGTCGGGAAATACCCATATTTTTTAGGCAATGTAATTTTCCCCGTAAGCAAGACATATTCTAGTTTTTCTGTTGGATCTTCGGTAAAGATATGGCTTTTGCTTTTTCTGTCCCATTTTCCTCCCATATTTTCGAGTACTTCATTAACAGCTAGGTATTGTTTTCTATCCAATTGTTTACAGGAAAGAAAGATTTTGTTTTCTTTAATTTCTACATTACTTAAAATTGCTAAAATTGCTTCATCAATGGTTTTCCGTTTACTGCTTTTGGTCCTCTTCATGTTTTTCCTCTATGGTTTTGATAATTAATGAAATTGTTGTAGACAAAAGTCCCCTTCGTAAAAGAAATTCTTTAATCCCTTCCAGATACTTTTCAAATTTCAAATTGGTCTTTTTGCTTTTTTGTGGAAGAAGGTTACTTTTCCATTCTAGCAAAGCTCTTTCTGCAAGTGAGTCTATTATGAATTCAACGTCTTCCTCTTTGGATATTTCTTTGCGGATTAAATCCGTCACCATTTTCGTTTTTGTTTTCCCATAGAACAAGGAAAGTAAAGTGAATCGTTCTACCAAGTCCATAGGGACATAGGCCCCTATGAACTGGTAGTTTTTTTCTCCTTTCTTTTCTGATGGAATACTGAATGGGTTTTTCATAAGGATTTTTCCCTAATCATCTTCTTTTTTAATGATACATGCATCCCACAATTCACAATCGTCACATTCATCATATTCTTCTGTATCTATTCCGAATTTGTGTCCATGCGGACATTTTGATTCTTTATTTTCCCGTTTAGTACGACGGGTGATCCCTGGTTCTTTTTCCTCCTCTTTGTTTTCTGTTCCTTTCACTTCTTTTTCTTCTCTTTGTTCCAGTTCTCCCTTCTCCTCTCCCCCTTCCTCGCCTTCAAGCTCAAAGAAAATCGTTTCGAGTTCTTTATAGCTCAAAACTTTGAGGGCTTCATCCAAATTAGGAACATCGTCCAGAATCCCTTCTTCATATCCATTGTCTCTTTCTACAAAATCGATCCTTTTCGCTTCGGCAAACTCCGGTCCCTTCCCAATACGCTTTGTGTCAAACCTGATTTTGAGAGTTAGCCCTTCTTCAAGATCCGGGAATACTTCATACTCTTCGTTTTCCTCCAGCTCTTCTGTTAAGAGGTTTTGAAAAAGCCATTCACTCATATCCCAAATGTGGGGCTCTTCTTTGAATTCACGATGGTTTTTAGGTACTACTACATACAGAACTCGGTATGATGCTTTCGTTTGTGCCAATTCATCTTTATTGGCTCCTTCCTTTATCTGCTTTGCTCGATAATCACATATGGGACACTTCTTCCCAATTGATGTGGGACAAACATAAGCGTCATTATTGATTCCAACATTTCTATGGATTTTGAAGGGTCGTTTGTACCAAAGATCTCCCACACGGGCAATTTCTCTTTCATCATCATGATCCATATGTTTTGGGTCAGTGACTTCATACGGCAAGATGTCCAGACTTACCCTTTTTCCTGGTTCTTCTTGGAATTCGAGTACTCCCTTGGGAAGTATTAAATACCCGAATTGTGCCATCCTCTTCTTCTTTGTTTGGGCGTTGTAGTTTACCTTACCTTTGAATCTACTTCTCTTTCTTTCTCTTGGCATTGTGATCTCCTTCTTCGTTTATTAACTGTTTAAGTGCAGTTATCCATCCTAACATTTGTGCCTTACTAACCACAAATACTAAATATGGGACTATGATTACTACTATGATGATTATTATAATAATCATCGATTGCATAGTTTACTCAGATCTTTTCTTTCGTGACATTGTGTTGGATAAAGCTGAAGCAACGCCGGTATCTACTTTTCTTTGTCTTTCTTCTCGTTTTTCACGTTCTTGTGGAAGATTCCTGGGCATGCTGGGGCCGGAAAAATATTGTTGTCCATGAAGGATCACAAGGTTTTCAAGGGCTTGTCTGCGGGTGAATACAATTTCATTTTTGGCAAGTTCGGCAAATTCTGATTCATATTGTACTTCGATCAATTCATCAGCGATTTTTTTGTGCCTTTCGTGGTTCCGATAATACGCTTCAATATCGGCGGCGTTTGGTTTTTCTTTTCCACAAGACTCCTCTGGAAATTGATTTGCTTCAAGAATCAATTCTGAACGCATCGTTTTTTTACGCTCTTCCAGTTTAGCAACTTGTTTGTGTAAATCAGCAAGATGCTTTCCATATTTTAAAGCAAGGGCTCCTTGATCAAGCCATTCAACATCTAACGCCGTTTCATCTATTCTCATATCTTCTTCATAGTCTAATTTCATTTTTCTCTCCTAGCATGATTTTAGAAGTTATGTCCCCCATATTAGGATTCAGCCATGCTTTTTCCCCTCCGCTGCTGCGACTATTTGTTTGGCAATGCGGGTGACGTAGGCAAGGCCGAATTGGCCACAGGGGCAACAGTAATCGTTGCAGAGGTTGTTGGTTATTGGTTCTTTACTCTTATATGGTTTGAGTTTTGGGAATAATGCCTTACATTTACGACCGTTGTGGTGGTCTCCATAGAATGGGCAACCACCATTGTTGTGAATCCACGGTTTAATCCGCCCCAACACTTCCTCATCCACCACCGACAAATCGCGCTTCATTTCACTTCCTCCATCTTCCCCCCGCAGCACGGGCAGGGGCTGTCATACCGCCCAAAACGAGGGCAGCGGCAAACCCCGCACTTGACGCAACAGAAAAGATTCTTTTCCTCGGCAGGTTTTTTCATGACTCCACCCCTAGACTTATTTCTTTTAGGTCTTTCTCCCCAACGATCTTACATTTAGACACCCGGAACTTACCGTCGGTTGCCGTGGGTATTGCTGCGATATCTTTCGCGGTAAACTCTGCAATCAAAATCCGATAGCCCTTTTGCCAATTATTCATGCACCAATCCATCGTAGCCAGATTAATACCGGCCCCGCACTTTACGTCAATTTGCATGTCAGCATCGGATACAGTGTAGGTTCCGCCGATTTTATAGATAATGCCGCCGTTGTATGGTCCCTCGCTGTTCCCGTTGACTAATTTATAAGCGCGTATTTTCCCCGGTTGATCCAACAACACAAGCAGGGGGGTGCATCTATATGGATTAACCCCACTGGCTTCGTACAGGTCGGCTCTGAACAGGTAGGCTCTGAACAGGTTGGCTCTGAACAGGTTGGCTCCGTACAGGTTGGCTCCGTACAGGTTGGCTCCGGACCTAACCGCTGCCTCCACACACAGTTTCATGTTTTCTGTTTCTAGCGAAAACAGCACGTCACCGGAAAGTCTATGCTTTATTTCAAACTTCATAACTCCTTCCTACAAAATTAAAAACGTTAAGTAGATGATCCGGGAACGCCTTTTTTGGGGTTCGACAATTCGCGTTTCATGATTGCTTCTTCCTCCTATTATATTATACTAGACAAGACCTGTTTTATTTAAGGGCACTTTTATTCACCCTCTTTAATTACTGAATAGCAAGCGAAAATCAAGCCAGGTATCCCAGAATTATAAAAAGGATTGATAAACTCCTCCATTACCATTGCTGCATAATCATTTTCACCTTTCAATAAAATTGCTTGACAATATCCAAGGACCGCACGACGTATTTTTTCTGGGTCTTCCCCTTTCAATTCGTTTAAAAGAAAAGCCGTTTTTTTCCAGGAAGCCTTCCCTAATAAAGCTCTGCAAAGTTCAATTGATTTGGTTTGTTTTTCCGTTAGTTCTTTTGATATCACCATTTGCTTTTCAGGATCTATAAATAAGAGCTGGTCAAGTATTTGTATAGCGTCCCTGGGTCTTCCAAGACTGTTTTCTATTATTTGGTCATACATCGATTTTCTTAACTGTCCCCCTTCAGCCTTCACTATTTTTCGTAATAACAACATCATTTGATCTTCATTAAGGGGAGTAACTGGGTATTGGCTACATCTTCCCTTAATTGTTGATAGAAGCTTTTCTGGATCTGTAGTACATAGTATAAAATGGACATGGGTAGGAGGATCTTCTAAGGCTTTTAATAAAGCGTTTTGGGCGTCATTCGTGAGCTTGTGACACTCATCAAGCAACCATATTTGTGTGTCTCCTTCCAATGGTTTAAATTGAATGTATTCTCGTATTTCTCGAATTGTATCAATGCCTCGGAAATCAGCAGAATCAATTTCACGAAAATCCCATCCTTTACAGGATAATTCTGAAGCAATGATTCTTCCCAATGTCGTTTTTCCACATCCCGTAGGACCATAAAAGAGAAAGGCGCAAGGAGGGTGTTCCTTTTTTAGATCAGCCTTTAGCATTTCTAAAGTACTTTCATTCCCAAATACTTCATCGAATGTTTTTGGACGGTATTTATGATATAAGGCCATTTCGTTTTCCTTTCATGGAAAGAAACCCCTCTTCGGTTTCTTCTCTGGATGTTGTTCAATAAAAGTAGCAAGGCTCAATCTTTTTGCAGCTATCTCGCAGTATTTTTCTTCTATCTCTATGCCGATGGCCTTGCGGCCCAGATCTTTGGCAGCTCGCAAGGTGGTGCCGGAACCCATGAAGGGGTCGAGAACTGATGCAGTTGACAGCAACCTTATTGCTCGTGCCATTATTCTGTATGGCGTATATCCTGGGTGGCCATAAGTTTCTTCACGAAAAAAATAGCCCTCTCCCTTTAACCGAATATCTTCCCACAAATCTTTTTCACAGTAATTTGGCTTTCCTACGGCCCATGCCACCTCAAACTGGTCGCTCCACCCTCCTCTAAAGGGGCCCCTAGCACCACGACGGATGGTTATTAAATGCCCATCTGTGAATAACGACGACCAAAATTGCATTTGGTATCGAGGGGCAACCCAAAACTGATTTTTTGCAACAACACGCGATAAAGACACAATTCTTGTCATAGAATCTTGGTACTTGTTTGTTGGGAGATTATCTTTATATGCACCATAATCTTTGCCAGCATTATACGGCGGATCCGTCAGTACCAGGTCGATCTTCGGCAGGTGTGGTAGGATGTCTCGACAATCCCCGTGGTAGATCGTGCAGTAGTCGTCTTGATAGTATGGTGCCGGTGCTTTACCCATCAATCCTCCTAAATTCATCTACCTCTACCCAGGGGTTGCTATCCCAGGGGTATTTTTTGCCGTAGAGGGATTGCCAAATTTTTTCGTAAGCTTCTAGCATTTCTTATGCCCTCTTGTATTTCTTTAGTCAAAATTTTATTCCCTCTATAGGTTTATATTGCTTTTGTAGTGATCGTTTATTCTCAGTCTTATTTTACCCTGTCAATAACCTGTTTAGCCTAAATTATATGCTTCCTTTGTTGACCACGGTTGGTCAACCCCACAAACATCTGCTTCAACTTCTAATGGGACAATAATCCAAGGCCACGCTTTAGGTAATGCTTCGCACATAATCCTTTGTGCTGTTTCTAAAGTATAATCGAATTCTTTTGGTAAAACATCTAATAAAATGGCATCGTGAATTTGCCCAACTAATCGACTACCCCAGTCTTCTTTTAAACTCAGTTCATCTATTTCAATAAAGGACCATAATAGGCAATGGAAGGCAGAGCCTTGTATTGGTCGGTTTATGGCTTCGTTTTTTCGCATAACCCCACCGCAACGGAAGCCTGTTAACATATCTAAGCACCCTGTTTTTTGGTACAATTCCCACCACTCTTCCTTCCAATCTCGGTATACAGGAAAACGGACGTTCCAAAATTTTTCCTCTACCTTTCGTACATGCTCTTCAAATTCAGCATATGAATTGATACCATTCATGATAAAATGATCAGACAAATACCCTAATGGCATTTTAAGCCCTTCACCCCTTCTCCATTTTTTCTTTGATAGCCCTCCCCATTGGCAGGCCAATCCATCAGCACAGTGAACGTAGTAATCACCATAAAATTGCGGAAAAACAAACCCACTCTTTGCAGCATTTCGTAGTGTTTTATGTATGGGATCCTTTTTGTTTATAGATTGTAGTAGGAATAGCTCTTTTGCCATATCCAAATGCATGTCCAAACTTGGGTCTTTCATTTCTGCAATCATATTTGGATCTTTGTGATAGCAGGAGGCTACCTTAACTTCAATTCTTGAATAATCAAGCTCGACTAATTGATGTCCTGGTCTCGGGAAAACCGCTCTTCTACAAATCTTCATTGCTTCTTCATCTCGAATAGGGATGTTTTGGAAGTTTGGATGATCAACGCTTGAGCGGTATGTAACAGTAGTATGTAAATTAGAAAAAGGATGAATGTACCCCCCTATCTGTTCCCTAGCGAAAGCTTCTAGATACGTATCTCGTATTTTTTTCAATTGTTTTATTTTCAATAGATCTTGAATTTCAGGAATTCCTAACTGCGATAATGTTTTTTCATCTGTTGATCCTTGCTTTTCAGAAGAAGTGAGTTTTGGAGGAACAACCCCCCTTAAATCATAAAGTAGATGTGCAAGTTGGGTGCCGGAATTAAAATTAGTAGAAGCACCATATGCTTTTCTCCATTCTTTAAATAATTCAGAATCAGATAATTGCTTTTCTAGTCGATCAATTTTACGAGTTAAATGGGCTTTTTTTCTTTTACAATACTCTACATCAATCCGTATCCCCATAACACCCGCCCGCCCAAAGGATAACACTCCTTTATGGAGGAGTTCATAGGCTTCTTTTGTAGTGGCTTGCATCATCCGTAAATCTCTTTCTTCTGTTTGATCACCAATTTGTGGTGGAATATATTGTCCAATCCACAATAGGTTAACAATTGGGTCCTCTTTTCTTTTGTCTTTAATAATTCTGTAATTCGGTTTATTGAATTGGCGTTTTTTGGGTCTATTCCTTGTAGATACCCTTCAATTTCACTACTATAATCAACGACACCAAAATTTACATATGTTTGAAATTTTAGCCCGGTGATGTCTGGTCGGTTATCTAGTACATGAGCGGCAATCATTGAGTCCCAATACCATACTTGTATATCATATCCAAGAAAATGGTGAATCCACGTATGTTCAAAACTCATATTGTGGGCACTTTTTCTCATCTTCGATTGTAGAACGGTCTTTAACAAAGCCAAGTTTTCTTTTTGTTTTGGTAACATAAATACATATGCTTGGTCTTTGCGGTGGGAAAGGGATAAGCAAATAATTCGGTGTCCCTCTGCGTGTGGTTTAAGCCCCGTTGTTTCTATATCTAAAGAAAGCAACCCACTACGATGTTGGTGAGTGGTTGCTTCAATTTCTACAAGGATTTTTGTTAGCTCATTAGGGGATTCTATTATTTGTACTTGCTCTCCTTCATTGCAATAATCTGGTAAGGGAATATTTACCATTCCAAGAGCCCGTTCAAGATCCTGTAACCAAATAGTGGTTACATGTTCTTCTTCTCTGGCAACGTAACTTGGATGGAAGATGGGACATACCCAAGCATTAAAATCTCGGTCGGGAATAGTCCAACCCCGCCATTTAAATATCCCACCCAAGTCCTTTTTCCATCGATGTCCTAGAAAAGAAAAAACAGCAGATCCACCAAGTAAAATGATTACTTTGGGGTGGTATTCTTCTATTGTTTTCATTACTCGACTTCTACAACAAGCTATTTCCTGGGGGGTGGGGGTCCTGTTATTCCCATTCTTGGTAGTTGGCCGACAATTGACTGAATTGATATTAAGACAATCTTCGAACAAATCGATACCCAATCTTCTATATGTTTTTTTGAGTAATCTGCCAACCGTGCCTTGCCATTGTTTTCCCCTTTCGTCTTCTGTAGCTCCTGGGGCTTCTCCTATATTAAGGATTCCTTTTCTGAAATTACCAAAAGGCTCCATTCGAGGGGAGATTACTTCACGATATAAACCACAGGAAGCACAGGAAAGGATCTTTCCATTCGGCCTAGAAATTGATTCCGTTTCTTTTTTGGTAAAAAAGCCTTCCATTAATTTCTCTGTAAAGCTATAACATGTTCCCAATTATTGCCAGTAAATTTCACTTGGTTTTCTCCAAGAATACAAGTACCAGCTTGCTCAACAATTTCCTTTAAAAAAGTTGGGTTGATGGAAAATGTAATTGGATCTTCCCTATACTTGATATGAGATGTTTCTTCAAACCACGCACCATCCATTTTTGCACAAATTTTCATTTGTTCATCACTAAGCGTTATTTTAATTGATTCATTCAAAAACTGTTCTTGCTTTGAGAAAACGCTAGCACGATCCAACGATTCTCCAATAGATTTTGGTAGGACAATCTCTTTTCCTTTGACTTCGAGGATAGGGGAAGTGTCTGGAAAACGATCCTCAAATATTCTACATGAAAATAGGGTTTTTTCCTCTGTTTTGAAGTGAACCCATCCCCGTCCTTCTGCTATTTTGACTATCGGATATTTTACAAGTTCCCTTATGGATGATACAGGTGTGAGAAAGGTATTGGTTGGCATTGCTTCTTTTTGTTGATACCTGGTCACGCGAAAATTATCTGTGGATTCTACAATTCCATCCTTTCTGACATTCACACAGGTCAATACCGGTCTACTCATATCCTTTGAGCAACTGAACATGCAAAATTTAAGTGCTTTTATAAATCCATCAGGAAGCGTCTTCCATTTCTCGTGTTCTCCGATTTCTTCAAGAGGTAGTTTTATTTCGGATTGAAGGGTGAGTCCGGCAGATACTTTCCCTGATTTAAGAATGATTTCGGATTCACTGCATTCCAGTTCAACTTCATCTTGTTCAAGCTTAGATAGGAGTTTATAAAGTTCTTCTGCTCTGATTGCCCCTTCAATTTTAAGTTCTGGGACTGGATGGGAAATGCTTACTTCATTATTATATGTAAGAACACGCCCCTTTATGAAAGCAAAAGAAGTTGATTGAGAAATAAGTTCCTTGTTTGCAAGTCCTGGTTTTACTATCTCAAGTGCTTTTAAAAGAGATTGTCTTTTCATTTTGTTTCTCCTTCATAGAGTTTCTTACGCTCCATTTTATATTTATCATAAAATCCAAAACCACAATCTTCCTGCCGCAGTTGTTTTGATGGATCAAACTCTTCAAATTTCATTTTATGGAATTCTCTATGCATCCAATACGCCCGAAACCGATTTAACTCATAATTAGTCCAGCCATTATTTGTTGCTATGTACATATTTTTCTTAACAGCATTTAAAGGTTGATATCGCATTGGATATATTAGCACTTTCAATGATTGTAGTATTTTTGCTCTATATAATGCATCGCTTGGGGTGTCTTTAAATCCAAACAACAAATAACATCCTATATTCTTAAATCCTTTTGTTTGTGCTAATTTTATAGCGTCAACCACAGCATTTTCCATACTAATATGATCAAATGCAAATCTTAATTGAACCTGTTTTAATTCACATAATCTGTTAGCAACGTGCTTTTTGAATAACCGGGCATCTAATCCTTGATTAAAGTCTATAAATGGTAGTGGCTTTAGTTTATCTATGACCTTATTAAAATGACTTTTACTAGAAGCCAGAAAATTATTATCACATACGATTGGTCTGGGAGAAAAGTCTTTAATTTCTTTAAAGCCCCCTTCTATTATGGGAACGGCACAAAATGGACATTTATTAATGCACCCTCTTGTTGTAAACGTGGCAAGGGGATTATGAAACAAAACGGGTTCTAATGGGTTTAAATTATTTTTTATTTCTGCAATCCCATCAAATTTTTCTTTCATTAACATAGCACCCGGTCCTCCAACAATCACCTTAAATTTATTTTTCCGTACACCATTTGTAATGGTTCCGTAGGGAGTCCCCAGCTCATTTTGACGTTTGTTAATCATCTCAATGGCGGGGTTTACATCCCATGTGAATACGACGGAGCAATATAGAGTTTTATGTAGTTGCCAGAGGACCGGACCACTATGCCATTTCATTTTTATGTTTCCTCGCTGAGTAATGTATACTTTCCATCTTCGGTGGTTGAAATGATCCCAAGCAATTCAAGAGATGGTAGAACGTATTGAAGTAACGCTTTTGCAACTTGTTCTTTGTCTGCTCCATTATGTTCTACATAAAGCTTGTTGGCTACACCAATCATCTCTTCTTTGGTTCCGCCCACTTTTAAAGCGTCTACAAGGGCGTGTGAACGGGTGTATTTTTCGTGCTTTTCTTTTACTACAATTGGTTTTTTCTCTTCATTTTTCTGATCTTTCTTAGTGGTCTGTTCTGTTTCTTTTTTCTTTTCCTTTGGTTTTTCCTCCTTCTTTCCTTTTTCTGATGCTTGATTTTCTTTCTCTTCCTGCTCTTCCTTCTCCTCCTCTTTTTCCTCTTCCTCCTCGTTTTGCGGTTTCAAGGCCTCTAAAGTTTTCATGATTTCCGGAGTGATGTATGCTTCGTCTTCATCTTCGCTTGGTTTCAAATCTGCGGGTTCGATCATCCCTTTAGCCAAGAGAAGGAGTCTTATCAATTCCTCCTCTTCCAGATCTTCTGTTTTGATTACCGGATCGAGGCCCAATACCTCGTTTAAAACCTCTGCTGCGTTAATCATTTCTTTTACTGTTGGTTCTGCCATGGTTGGTACTCCTTTTTCTTTTAATGTTTGTCCTACAATATCTCTTGTAAGGCGTCTTTCTGGATTTACCAATGAACCAGCTACCCCAAAACCTCTCAAGAGGCCGAGCCCTTCCTGGGCTAATACCTGGTTGTAGATTTTTTGTAGAAGGGCACTCTTTTTTTTTGGAACAAAATTGCACTGCTTTTCCATAGAGGTTGCAAACCTGGTTAATTGTGCCTTTGTCACTCCTTTCTTTGTTTTCCTTTCTTCTAAAGATCTTTCAATGATCATTCCAATAATGCTTTTATACCAAGTTTGTATTGCCTCCTTCGATCGATATACTAAATCAGGGGTAAAATCAAGGGCGGTTGTCAAAAAAGACTTTACGTTGGATGGGATTTGAATACCATCTACGGTCCAATAAAGCTCTTCCTCTATCGTTTTATCCATTGTCCTTATCATTGTCTTTTCCTGGCTTCTTTTTAATGCGCGTTTGACATGCTTCTTTCCCATTTATCTGAAACCCGCAAGAAGCATTAAAACAATAATGATTGCTCCAATACCTAGTCCAGTAATAAAGATCCATCTATCCTCGGAATATTGTTTTTCCTTTTTCTTTTTTGCTACATAACGTGTTGCTGAGAGAATTTCTTTTTGCCGTTGTTCTGGATCTGCCTTGGTTATTATCCCTCGTATTTCCATCGTTTTTCCTCCTCTTATTATATTATACAAGAAACCACGCATTTCATTTAAAGCTGCCTAAAAAAGGACGTCCTATTTGTAGTCGTTGAAGGACTTTTATGGTTTGTTTACTATCAAAATCAGCATCTCTAACAACCATTTCATTGAGTCGCATAATTCCAATCTTTTTTTCTTCTGATGTTTGGTTTAGTCCATACATTGCTGTTACATGGGCAAATTTTCTTTTGTCTTCTGAAAAGTCAGACAATCGCAGAAGATTATGATCATAACTGCTTGCTGCTGCTTGGGTGGCAGTAACAACCAGGCATTTTTGCTCCTGTGATAAATTACGGAGACGCTGCCAAATTTTATTTGTCTGATTCCTAAACTCCAACCGGGTACAATCAGGATCCGGAGCCATTATATCTGCATAGTCAATTATGATTAAATCTGGTACAAACCCTTCTTCTTTTTCCCAGATTCGGAGAAGGGATTTTATTTCAGATATGCGCAGTGTTTCGTTTGCGTGTGTGGATAGTTTGAATCTTGCATTGTGTTTTTTTTGGAATTCTCGAAATGCACGGTACGCTTCGGTCCACTTAAGAACAGGGACCTCCTCTCTCCATTTGAGCCAAGGAACCCCACTTATTTTGTCACAATTATGGCACGCAACATAGTCTTTATTTTCTCGGTATAAGTTGGATAATATTTCTAATCCCGCACCTTTTACATCATCTTCTGGTTTAAATATACCAAAATCACATTCTCGCATTTCCTCATTACACGTGTCTATTTGATTGTATAGGCAGTCTATTGTAGGAAGGAACATGCCTTTACAATAGCGTGGTTGGTCAGATCTTTTTGTCAGGTACACCCCGAGCCTTCGTATTTGTTGCTCTTCTGTCATATCTCCTGCTTGGAAGAACACAACATTACATTTTGATTTAATTGCCCGTATTGCAATTTCAATAAGAACAAAAGTTTTTCCTTTCTTTTCCATCCCCAATATAGCCACAAAAGCACCTCGCACAAACTCAGATCCCCAAAAATCCCCTAAAACTTTTGGAAAATATATTAGGGGGGTTTCCCGTTCTTTGAAAGCTTTTTTAACTATGGGTCGGGCCTCTTTAGAAAAAGGGTTAATTGACGCTTGTTCTTCTTTCAATATAGATGAATATGAATATGCCTCCTTTTCAGCTTCTATCAATTCATTGTTCTCTAAAGCCCCTTTTATAGTATCGATATAATCCCATAGGCTTCGTTCTTGAAAATATTTTCTGGTTTGATCTATAAGGTAGGGGGTATTAAAATTATCTCTTTCATATTCTTTGCTCAGGTTGTCTAAAATCCCTTCAATCCACTCCGCCTCCTCTTGGGACAATCCTTCCTTTAATTTGGTATTATATATGGATTGAATGTCTTTGTTTGGGGCCTTGTGGTATTGGTCAAAGTAATCTATACACCACCCCGCAATTGTTCTTGCCGTGCCGGCTTCTAAAAGTTTTGAATCCCAAATACCCCGTATCTTTTGAATATACTCGGTAGAAATGATAAGCCCGATTACAATCCTTCTTTCTATAAATTCCTCTGTCATTTAGTTATGTCCTTTCCAGTAAAAAAATTAACGTCCAGACGCTTTTGCTCGAGATCTAGGAACTGCTTGAAGATTTTATGCTCTGGTTTTATCATATCTGCGGAATATGTGGTAATCCACAATTGGTCTTGTAACCAGCTTACATATCTTGTTAATAAAGCAGAGGCCGTTGGTATTACATTAACCCACCTAGCAAATATGCCTTGTTCGAATAGTTGATTTGATAAATGATATTTTTTTAATTCTTCGTCGGTTGGCTTCTTTTGTTTTTGAACATACCAAGAAGCCAAAGCAATTATATTCTGTGCTAATTTTCTTTCTACTCCATTATTATCTTCCTCGGTTGGTAATGCATTGAGGAGAGGTTGGAAGCAATCATAAATAATCTTTGCAGAATTAAATTCTTTTATTAAGATTGTTTGAGGAGATTCCCCTCCTTTTTTTGGAACCCCCTTTTCAATTGATGCACAAATATTAGTGAACTTCGTTTCCCCATTCCTTGCTAAAGTCCTTAGCTTGGAAAAAGAAAGTACTTGTCTACTCCAAAACGTGTGATTTGGAACTTGTTCTAAAATAGGCTTAACTTCTTCCTCAAAATCATAACCATCAATCCGGCACAGTTTTTCAATGGTATCTAGGCTTGATAAAACTCTTGGATGATTTGGGGTAATGACTCCTGTAATAAGTTTTGGGTAATTCTTTTGTTGTTCTTTGAGAAACCATTTGGTGAATTGTACTTGAGTGGATCCATATTTTTGGAGTAACTCTTTCCAAGAAAAAACAGTAGTGCGGTATAGTCTTTCTTCTTTAACATCTTCTTTAACATCTTTACTTGTGAAAAAACAATAGGGGTCTTGTGATTTATCAATAGGGGTCTTGTGATTTTTCAATAGGGGTATAGAAAATGTATTATACCATTCTTCTACTGCTTTACGATATATTATGGGGTACCTTGGGTTAATGTAGATTCGTCGTATTTGTATTCCATTTTGTTTCTGTTCATATCTGGTGGTAATGTATTCATTGTTAGTCAGATTGGTGATTGCTTGTGATATTGTCCATCCTTTTTTGTATAGTAATTTACCAAGGTATTTGTTACTGGCCCAGCAACCATCTTTAGTTTGTGATAAGTTACGCAGGAACCCAAAAAGCATTTTTTCTGTTTCTGTTAACTTTGGATTAAATAATACTTCTGCTGGTATTCCTATGTCAGGAATTCCAAACTGTATCTCTTCTTTTTCTTTTATTGCTTTTATTGGTGGAAGTGTTCGTATCATTTGTTTCTCCATTTAACTCTTGCCGATGATGGTTTTGACTAAATAATCCGCTTCTTTTTGTTTCATTGCTCCTGGGTCTCCTGAAATTAGAATTTGAAAGGATTCAACTCCATAAAATTTCAGGTCCGTTACTAGTTTTTTGGCTTTGAGTTGTGCTTGTGGTTCATCATCAAAAACTACGGCAACCCTCTTAAACGTTTTCATGATTACATTTCTTTGTATACGGGTATAGTCAATGCCGAAGGTGGCAAAGGCATTAAAGCCAAACCTCCATACATCAAAAATCCCTTCTACACAAATACCAGTATTTCCCCATTTTTCCTGCTTGCCGTAAAGTATGTGTTTATGGTGAATGGACTCCCTGATTTTTGGGCATGCTTTATATTTTAATTGGGCGTTTTTTGCTATTGCCCGTGCTTGGAAGGAGACTGGTTTTCCTTCCCAATAAATTGGTATAATTACTCTATGTTTGTAATCTTGTATATTAGATCCCGTTCCTAAGATGCTTATAGGTCCTGTGCCTAATATTCCCCAGTCAACCACTAGTTTATCGGGATCAAACCCCCTATTTGTGAGGTATTGTTTGTGGTTATCTGTTAGGGGGTTTGCGTTGCTGGGGAACTTAAAGGGGAAGAGCTTTATGGCCGGTTCCCTCTGTTGTATAAATCTCCTATGCCCCTCGTATTGTTTAATGATAGAAGGTAGTTGATTTAAGGGTAAAAGGGTAAGTTTTGAAAGGGTGGGAAGCGTTTTCTGGAAGCCACATCTCCAGCAACGGAAGTAATTACCAGCTAAAGAATACCCTAAGTGCAATCCTGGGTTTCCTGTACAGAAGGGGCATGGGGTATTTACCCATCCAGGGCGACAGTGTTTGTGCCCCTCTGTTTGGAAGGGAATGTTATAATCTTGGTAAAGACGGATGATGTCCATCTTTACCGTTTTGTCGTCACGACAATAACATTTGACGATATTGGCTTAATCACAAGCCTAGTTGTACCCGTTGCTGAAATTCGCAGTTCGCTAGGATCGTCTATAGCTGAATTGCTGAACAAACTGATACCATCGCGTTTTTCGCAGTTAATCCAAAAGACTACATCGCTATTGTTGGGGAGATTGTATTCCTCGGAAATATCAACGGTAACATTTGAACCAGCCTTTCCCTTGCCGATCATTTCTGCGACTTGGTTCTTGTAATATTTCTTGTTAGCTTCTAAAGTTGTGATTCTCTGCTGCGCCCATTTAGGCAGCTTTGCCAGTTCTTCCTCTGTAAAATACTCATTCATTTTTGTTTCCTCCTTTTATTATTATACGACTACATAACAAGTTCATTTAAGATTTGTTTTATTTCGTTAAAACTAGACCAGATTCTAGGCCAGCTCCATCCTTGTTTTCGTAATAGTCTGTACAATTCTCCTCGAACGAGTTTCGGGGGACCCACTTCTAAAAAGTCAATGGGGCTTGTAAAAATAAGTTTGCAGATACTTTGAGAATCCAAGGACATTTTTTGTAGGGCTTCTTTAAAAATCAAGGATTTGTCTGGAGGGGGTTCGTTTCCTTCTATTCCTTCAAGTTGGCCCTCTCCTAGAGAAGGAAAGCATTTTTTGTATCTTTGTGTGGCAGAAAGATATGTGATTAGATGATTTTTCATAATAGTAACAGCCCATGTACTGAGTTTTCCTTTTTCTGGATCATGCGTTTCCAGGGATTTTATATACCCAAGGTACGCTTCGTTGAACAGCTCTCTTATATCAATCCCGGTGGATTTATGAAAACCCCAAGCAATTTTTAGGATTAGTTTTATGTCTTTTTTTACGTGGTTCATTTGTTTTCCTTTTTTGAAGTAAGAGAGTCCATTAGTTCAGAAAAGAGGGAGGCGGTTTCTGTCTTCTTTCCATCTAATACCACGTCGATTACTTTTCGTTTTTTATCAATTAACCGTATAATTTTCTCTTCAATTGTGTTTGCCGCTATTAGGTAATATGCGTTTATGCTTGTAGCTGTTTGTCCTATACGGTGGATTCGGTCTTCTGCTTGATCGTGCTCTCCTGGGGTCCACCCCAACTCTAAAAAAGCAACATTCGAGGCTGCCGTTAATGTAATTCCAATTCCGGCAGCCTTAATATTACCTATGAATAGGCGGGTGGAATCTTCATTTTGGAAACGATCAATTGCTATCTGTCTTTCTGGTAAGGGTACGGAGCCATCAATTTTTACAGCCACGTTCCCAAACTCTTGCATTAGTTTGTCTATTGTGGTTTTATGGACTCCAAACAACACCAATTTTCCATTCGTTTCTAGAAAATTACGGATCCATTCAATTGCTTGTTTCATCTTTCCTTTGACAGCAAGTTGTTTAAGAACTTCAATTTCTACTAGGGCTTCTGCGGTGGAGGCGTTTTCACTAGCGGTTTGCCCCATGTGCTTATTAACCCATGTGATTAGATCCTTACTTGCCTTTGCGTATTCTTTTTTATTATCTAATTCTATGGGGATCACGGTTCTGGTTTTTGGTGGAAGTTCTTGCAGCACGTCTTTCTTTAGGCGTCTCAGCATTACAGTTTGGGTAAGTATTTGATGCAGTTCTTCAGTATTAGTAGCTCCCGAGAAGTCCCATCCAAATGCTCCTTGATATGCTCCACAATACCGTTTAGCATATTCGAAGAAATTTCCAACAACGGTGTCGTCAATGAGTTTTAGAATGTTGTATAGTTCTATGGGTCGATTGATGAATGGGGTTCCTGATAAGCCAATTATATGGGGGGTTCGTTTTCCTAGACGTTTACAGGTTTTTGTTCTAAGCGCACTATTGTTTTTGATGTAGTGGCATTCATCAATGATGAGCACGCTCGGGCGTAATTCCTCTAGTTTTTTACCCCATTTGTGGAGGATGTCATAATTGATAATTATGATGTCCTCTGTTATTGTTTCATTAGAAGGGGTTCCAAAAAGAATACGAACTTTGGGTTTGGGCATCCACATTGCAATTTCATTGGCCCAGTTAAGTTTTACGTTTGCCGGGCAAATAATTATGGCTGGGCGTTTGTTGGGGTGGAGTTGGAGCCATGCAAGGGCTTGTGCCGTTTTACCAAGACCCATTTCATCTCCAAGCAAGGCCCGCCCTTTTCTTGATTCAATGAACGAAACACCGTGCTTTTGGAATGGAAACAGCCTCATTTTCAGCCCAGGGATTTTTATTGGGGGTGTGTTTTGTGGGTCTAACTGCTTTTTCCCTTTTTGTAGAAATTCTGTTAGGAAAGAATCTAAAGGAAACCCCCAAAATTGTAGGGCTTCAATTGTTTGTGTATTGCATGGGCATGTCCAATAACGGATGATTTCATTTCCATGATAGATTCTATTTGGAAGTGTTTTTATATTGGTAATATCTTTTTGATTGAATGGAAAAGTGATTTTGATTAGGGGACGCCCAGTTTCTGGACAATCAATGTAAATGGCTTGACGGGGAGGGGCTATGCTGGTTTTCTTTATATGTTCTTCTGGTATGTGTATTTCTTCTTCACTATCGGAGATTTTCCTAATACACATTTTTGGGAACCAATTATCAACAATCGTTGCAGCTGTTGAGCATTTACCATATATATAAACAGCTTTTGTGGTCTCGATAAGAATTTTGCCTATAAAATTGTTGGTTATGTTATGGCGCTGTGCAAATCCATTGGATATCTGAAAATGTTTTGTTGTTCTTGGCAGCTCCATGTTTTCCATGGTATTATGCCTCCTGTGTTTTTGGTGTACTAGAATTTTGTCCGTTTAAGGATGGGGGCCTTTTTGTTGTTCCCCGGATAAAACGGCCACGCAATAAATTCCCCCACCACGTTGTCGAAGTGAGAAGTACATACATAGCCATCCTCTTTAAACTCCTTCTGATATGTTTCTAACAGTGTGGGAGTAAATCGAGATTTTTTATAATACCTTTCCAGGTAGTCCTTGACTGATTTTGCTTCAACTATTCTTACCATTATGTTGCTTCCCCCCTCTTTCTTTTTTACCCATACAATAATTCATCAAGATAATCTGGTTCAAGACCAAACCACTCTGCACAGATATCAAAGGGCATTTCATCATCTGATAGTCTTTCATGAAGATTTGTTCTAGCCTGTGTTATTAAAGCATCTGCTTTTTCTTCGGTCATTCCATCACGTCTCATTAATATTGTTTTTATTGGTTCTATCATGTTGCCCCCTTTCTTGTTTTTATGGATCGTATTACTTTCTGGCCAAACAGCGATCACAAACAAACGCGCCCCCTTCTGATCCATCATGAGGGAAAATATTACCACAAATATCACACATTAGACTTTCCCCCTTATGTTGCTCTTTTCGTAGGTGAGTTTCTATTAGGGTGATGATGTCGCTCGGGGCCTTGTATATGGTTTCGGTGTATTTAACTAGCCGTCGTTTTAAAATGTCTAGGTGATAGGGAACAAGAAAGAACTTTGTTCCATAGTCAAGTATGGGTATTTCATAGTTAACGATTGTTCCCTTGCTGTTATACCCTCGTAATGTAATTGCTTTCATTTCTTCCTCCTATCTATGTTTTCCATTTCTTTTCTCTTCTATCTATATTATATGTTTATTTTTTTTAAAAGGCAAGCTTTTTTTAAAGATTTTTTAAATTTTTTTATTCAATGATATTAAGGTGTTAAAAAGTAACTAGAAAAAAGCTTCATAAATTTTAGTTTACTTGGTCTTTATACCCCATCTATTTTATAATGACAATACTAATATTTTCAACGAAGAGAAGTTTGTAAAAATGAGGGTGTTGGGTGGAAAGAACAAAAGTAAATGGTAATGGTAATAAAGGGGGTAGGCCGTCAATCTATAATGATAGTATACCAGATAGGGCCTACCGCCTTTGTCTATTAGGATTAATAGATACAGAGCTTGCAATCGCTTTTGATGTAGATGTTAGTACGATTGATAATTGGAAGAAAGTTCATCCTGAATTTTCAAAGGCCTTAAAAAAAGGGAAAAAGGATGCAGATGCAAAAGTGGCGGTTTCTTTATTTCAGAGAGCTAATGGTTATTCTCACCCTAGCGAGCATATTACTACTCGTAAAGTTGTGAATGATGGTATGGAAGAGATAGAGATTATTAAAACACCAATTATTAAACACTACGCCCCAGACACTACAGCATGTATCTTTTGGTTAAAGAATCGGCAAAAGGAATTATGGAGGGATGTAAACCGAAATGAGATCACTGGAGCAGACGGTGCCCCTCTTGTATTAGAGCATAAGGCTGACTTGTCAGAATTTAGCGATGATGAACTGAAGTTGGCTGTGAAATTGGGTTTTAGAAAGAAAGCATTGGCTGGTAAAAAGAAGGAAGAGGATTGATGCAAGGGAATTTAGCCATTGACTTAATTAGAACTCGTAGTAAGGGGAAGACCGAGCGGTTTCAGGAAGCTGTTAATTCCCCTAGACAAGCCATGGCTGAATTATGTCGGCGTAATTTCTTCTACTTCATGAATGTCTTTTGGGATGTTGTTTCCCCGGAAGAGCCAAAATGGAATTGGCATATTGAGTATCTTACCAAAGAATTGGAAATTGTGGCTCGTAGGGTAGCTGCCGGTTTGCCTAGAGAATATGACCTTATTATTAACATTCCACCTGGCACAACCAAATCAATTACCTGTTCAATAATGTTTCCGGTATGGTGTTGGATTAACTGGGCTTGGATGCGGTTTATTGTTGCAAGTTATTCGGGGGCCTTGTCCTTAGAGCATGCAGAATATAGCAGGGACCTTGTGCGTTCAGATAAATTTAAATGGCTTTTCCCAGAACTTGAAATTAAGCAGGATAAAGATACCAAGTCGAATTTTCGAATACAGACAAAAGCTTTTGATAAGTATGGAAGAATTATTCAGCGGATCCCTGGGGGAAATCGTTTTAGTACTTCTGTGGGAGGGACCCTTACTGGATTTCACGCTCATATTGCATTAGTAGATGATGCCCTAGATCCAAACAGGGCCGTTAGCGATACTGAGTTAAAATCCACTAATAGATGGATTGATCAAACCCTTAGTACCCGTAAAATTGATAAAGCAGTAACGGTTACTGTATTAATCATGCAACGATTGCATCAGAATGATCCTGTAGGACACATCCTTGATAAGAAGAAAGCCAATGTTAAACATATTTGTCTTCCTGGAGAAATTAAGAATTATGAAAAAGAAGTAAAGCCCCCAGAGCTGATAGAAAATTATGTAGAGCAATTACTCGATCCAGTGCGTATGGATTGGACAGTAATGAAGGATTTAGAAGCAGATCTTGGTCAGTATGGGTATGCTGGCCAAGTGGGGCAGTTGCCTACTCCTCCTGGTGGGGGTATGTTTAAGGTTGATCATTTTCATAATATAGATATGATGCCTGCCCCTATAAATATTATCCAAACAGTACGGTATTGGGATAAAGCAGGAACGGATGATGGTGGGGCTTATACAGTAGGTACCAAGATGCATAAATTGAGGAACGGCAAATTCCTTATCTCTGATGTTAAGCGTTTTCGTAAATCGAGTGAAGAGCGGGAAGCACTAATCAAAGAAACAGCAGAAGCCGATGGACGGGAAGTGGTAATATATATGGAGCAGGAGCCCGGGTCAAGTGGGAAAGACTCGGTTAATGCTTCAATACGGAATCTATCAGGCTTTGCGGCATACCCAGATAGTCCTACAGGGGATAAAGTGTATCGAGCAGACCCATTTAGTGTGCAGGTGAATGGAGGAAGCGTGTTGTTATTGACGGCTGATTGGAATAGGGATTTTCTGGACGAGTATCGTTTCTTTCCTTTTTCTACTTATAAGGATCAGGTGGATTCAGGGGCAGGGGCTTTTAATAAGTTGGCTGGTAAAAGAGAGGTACGAGTGCTAACCAAAAGGGGATGAGGAAAAATATTGTGACTCGTATTTTAATGGCCATTTGGATTACTTGTCTTATTATAGGGGGGATTGGTCTTTTGTACTTAACATTCTCTCCAGCTACAATTCCAACAAATCAAACCATTGGAGGAGTGTTGCTTTGCTTTCTACTTTTTGGTATGGCCTTGTTGGCAGAATATATTGACTCTTCTTTAGGTATGGGATATGGGACGGTGCTTTGTCCGGTGCTTCTTATATTTGGGTATACTCCATTACAGATCGTTCCGGCCTTGCTGTTTTCTGAGTTTTTGTCCGGTGTTGCCGCAGGAGGGTACCATCATCGGGTAGGTAACGTAGATCTCCGAATAGGTACGTTGACTGGGAAAACGGCTTTGATAATCGCGGCTTGTTCTTTAGTAGGTACCGTTATGGCTGTTTTTGTTGCAATCTCGATTCCAACACTATTTGTAAAGGTTTATATTGGCTCCATGATTTTATGTATTGGCCTATTTATTATTTTAAGTAAAAGCTCCCTTTTAAAGTTTTCATGGAGCAAAATTGTAGGACTGGGTTTAGTGGCTGCATTTAATAAAGGGGTTTCGGGGGGAGGATATGGGCCTTTGGTAACTGGTGGGCAAGTGATGTTAGGGGTCCCGAGCAAAAGCGCGGTTGGGATTACATCATTAGCAGAAGGACTATCCTGCTTTGTTGGATTGGTTTTGTATGTGATCTTCCGGGGGGCTTTGGATTGGACCCTCGCGGTTCCCCTAGCTCTTGGGGCATTCCTTTCTATACCTGTGGCAGTATGGACGGTTAAGTTAGTTCCTGAGCATCGGATAAGGGGATTGATTGGATATGTAACAGTATTTTTAGGGGCCTTAACGTTGATTAAGATTATAGGAGCGTAAAGTGGCTGCATCTAAAAAAGAAAGGATACATCCAAGACTTCAAGCATTAGGGGCGTTAATATCCAGGGCCAGCTTGATGTCAAAACTTGGGTTCTCTTATAATGATGAGCGGAATTTGTATCAAGCCCTGGGATGGCCTACTGTTCTTACCTACAATGATTATGCAGCTCATTTTGCACGGCAAGATATAGCCAAAGCCATAATAGATAGACCAGTAAACGCAACATGGCGCGGGAAGGTGGATTTACTGGAATCAGATGATGACGATGAAACGGCATTGGAAAAGGCATGGAAGGATCTTTATACAGATTTAGATCTCAAGTCAAGATTTATTCGCTTGGACCGATTGGTTGGTTTAGGCAAGTATGGTGTTTTGTTCTTGGGTTTTAATGATACTTCAGAGCGAGAAGGGCTTGCTTTACCGGTGTCTTCAGGGAGGCATAAGTTAATGTATGTAAAACCGTTAGGAGAAGAGAGTGCACAGATCTCAACTTGGGTGACCAATCCATCTGATGAGCGTTATGGTAAACCATTACTATATGACTGTTCTATACAAAACCTTTCGGGAGGTGAGACTGCTGTTCAATTGAAGGTGCATTATACTAGGGTTTTGCATGTAGCTGATGGATTGATGGAATCAGAAA